AACGTACAACAAAATAGAGAAGTTACCCGTTTATTATTACCATTTAGAAAGGGTAGCGTTTTAGGTGTCGCTTAATGGCTAGTTTACAACAGATACGCGACGGTTTAAAAACAACTTTAGAAAATAATATTACAGGTTTACGGGTTTACGATATTGTTCCGGATTACTCAATTAACTTTCCGGTAGCTATTGTTTTACCTACTTCAATTACTTTTGGTTTAGCTATGCAAAGAGGAACAGATCTTTACAATTTTGATATTTTAGTAGCGGTACAACGAGGCGAAAGCCGTACGGCACAGGACGCACTAGATTTATATATTACAGGAGCCGGAAGTAGCTCTTTAAGGCAGGCTATATTTAATAATAGAACATTAGGTTTAAGCGATACCGATGCTAGTGTAACCGGGGTAAGTAATTACGCCGGTGACGTTAACCTTAACGGGATAGACGCTATCGGAGCAAACATAAGTTTAGAAGTTTATACTAAAGGAACAAGTTAATGCCGAAATTTAAAATAATAGGAACTAAACAAATAGACGATAAAGACCCCGGATCTACTATTGAGTTAACAGACTTAAACAAGATATTAACATTAACTAAGGCCGGGCATATAGAGGCCGTAACTAAAAAAGATGTAAACAAAAAAGCTAAAAAAGAAATTAAAAAAATTATAAAGGATAATAAGTAATGGCTAAATATGTATTTACGGACGGTAAGTTATTTTTAGGTGGTTACGATCTAAGCTCACATACTAACTCTGTTACTTTAGATATTACCGCCGAAGAACTTGACGCTACGACAATAAATAGCGGTGGGTTTAGGGAATTATTAGGTGGTTTAAAAGACAGTAGCCTTAACGTAGACGGTTTTTTTGAGGCCGGGGTAGAAAAACCCGACGCATTATTAAGCGCTAGCGTAGGTAATGAAATTATAGTTAGCGTAGTACCGGACGCCGGGGTAGGTAATACCGCCTACTTTTTAAAATCAAAATTATTTAGTTATAATATCTTAGGTAGCGTAGGCGACATAGCGCCTTTTACATTAAGTAAAAGTAACTCCACCGATGCAGTTGTAAGGGGTACTATACAATTAGACGGTGACATTACGGCAACGGGTAATAGCGCGGGCGTACAATTAGGAGCGGTCGGAGCTACAGAAAACCTTTATGCCGTAGTACATTGTTACGGGGTAAGCGGTACAAGTACCCCTACTATTACGTTTAAATTACAATCCGATGACAATAGCGATTTTACAAGCCCAACAGATAGAGCAACCTTTACAAGTATTACCGCTATTAATAGCGAGATCAAAAAAGTAGCGGGCGCTATAACCGATACATATTTTAGATTAAATTATACTGTTAGCGGTACTAATCCGTCTTTATCTATCCACGCGGCAATCGGCATAGCATAAACGCACAAACAGGGCATTTAAAAGCGATCTGCCGGCCGTAAATTTGTAACCTTAGTAACTTAGCCTACCTATTAAATTTAAAAAAAAACTCTAAGAAACCCAATAAAACCCGACATATTTTACCTAAGTAGTATATAATTAACTTATAAAAACAATTACTAGGGAGTAAAAATGACACTAAATAAAATAGAAACTAAAGCGGTAAAATTTATAGCTTTAGACACTAACCTAAACTCTAATACTAAAAGTATTACGCTATTAGAAGTTTTAGATCAAAACAATATAAACACAAAGCTAGTTAATACCGTAAAAGTTAGATTAGCTTTAAAACAAATAGAAAACAGTTACTAGGGAGTAATAATGAAAAATACAGGAATAAATTACGTAGTTAAATTAGTAAGCAAAGATACTAATGAAATGTTTAAAAAAGGTCAATATATGGGCGAGGGCTATTTTGAAACATTAAAACAAGTTGAATACTTTTGTAATAGAGAAGAAAACGATAGCATAAAAGCTAAAATATTTAGTTTAGCCGAATGGAAAGAGGTATAAAATGGCGTTAAGTAGAAAATATTATGTATTGATAGCCGAGGAAATAAACGAAATGGTTAAGTTAAAAGAGGGGCAACAAAGCGCTAGCTTTACATTAGACCAATTAATGAATAATTTAGCTACGAGATTTGCAGAAGATAATGCTAATTTTGACTATAATAAATTTCTTAAAGCTTGTTTAAAATCGTAAATTAACTCCCTAGTTAATTACGTACAGAAAAACCCGGGTTTATATGTAGCCCGGGTTTTTTTAATATGTCATACTACGCTCGTTTAGATCTACAGGACTTAAAATTATTCTATAAGAAAAGGAGATAGAATTGGCAAAGTTTGTATTAAATAACGCAAGCCTAGTTTTGAATAGTGTAAACCTTTCAGATCATATAGCTAGCGTTACTTTAGATATTACGGCGGACGAAATAGAAGAAACTGCTTTCGGTCAAACTTTTAAGAGTAGATTAGGCGGTCTTAAGGACGGTACTTTAAGTATTGATTTCCAACAAGACTTCGCCTCTAGTGAAGTAGACGTAACATTGTTTCCACTTTTGGGAACTGTTACTACTTTCGTCTTAAAAGCTGACGCGGGATCTGTTAGCGCAACTAACCCTAGCTATTCCGGAAGTGTTTTGGTAAACCAACACCAACCGGTTGCTAATGGTGTAGGTGAGTTAGCAAGTTTTTCTGTTAGTTTTCCAACTAGCGGCACAATAACAAGAGCGACTTCTTAGTATGGCTACTATACAGGGGTTACACCAACTCACGCTTGTATTAGATGACAATACTAAAAAGGAAGTAACGTTAAGGCCGATAGATTTTGTAGCTTTAGAACGTAAGTTTGGACAACGTCCGGCAAGCGAATTAGAAAATCTAAGTTTTGAGGAATTAATGTATTTATGTTGGAACGCTAGTAAGCGTACCGGCGTAACCGATGATTTCGATAAATGGCTAAATACCGTCGCTACTATAGACGGTTTAGGTGGCGAAGACCCGGAGTAACCGGTGGCTATTACTTAGAACTAATAGCCGACATAAGTTTGGCCGCCGGGTTAAACCCAACAGAAGTAGCGGAGTTACCGTTACCGATGTTTTTAGCGTTACAAAATTCACTCCAAAAACGAGCGGAAGAAAATAAATAATGGCTACTATACAGAAAAAACAATCTAAAAGCGGTATAGCCGTAGACGGTTTAAACGATGTTATAAAAGGTTTAAACGGTTTAGCGGAGGGTAAAGCCGTTAAAAAAGAATTACGTGGCTACCATAAAGAAATTTCTCAACAGGTACAATCCGTAGCGCGTACCGAGGCATTAAAGCAAAGCGTAAACGGTAGACCCGTACCTAAAAGATCTAAAGGCGCTAAAGGTTACGTAGGTGGCGGTACCGATAGATTAGCTTTCTTAGACATACGTAAGACTAATAAATTTGTAAGAAACTTAGAGTTTGGTCGTAGGTATCAATTTTTAAATTTTTATAGTAGCCAACAGGGTAAAGGGGCTAATAGCGATAGAAACTTTAACGGTATCTTTTTTCCTGCTAGTGAACTTAAAAGGCGGGTATATAAAAAGTGGCAAGGCGATGTTTGGAAATCTAATGATAGTTTTCCGGAGGGCGCTAAATATTACGGGTATGTAGCGGAAAAAACTATAGCTAAAGCCGTACCTAAAATTACCGAAAACTATGCCGAAGAAATGTTTGATCTAATTAAAAAAACAATAAAGGAAAATAAATAATGGCGGGCGAGAGTACAAAGACGCTACGGTTTGAATTTTTAGCAGATACTAAAAAGTTTTTAGGCAACGTAGGTAAAGTAGGTAAAAAGTTTTCCGACGTAGGCACCCAAATGAAATCCTCCGGGGATAAAATAAATAAAGTTTTAGGGGGTATAGGCGTTGCGGCCGGAGCCGTAGCTACTAAGTCATTAGGAGCGTTTAGAGATTTTGAAACCGGTATGAACGAAGTTTTTACACTTTTACCCGGTACAACGCAAGAGGCTTTTGATCAAATAAATACCGATGTTTTAAAACTAGCTAAAGAAATAGGTAAGCTACCCGAAGATATAATACCGGCATTATACGACTCACTTTCCGCCGGTATACCACCCGACAATGTTTTTGCTTTTCTAGAAACCGCTAATAAATTAGCCGTAGGCGGTGCTACTGAATTAGGTATAGCCGTTGACGGTTTAACTACCGTAGTAAATGCTTTTGGTAGTGATGTAATTAGCGTAGGCGAGGCCTCCGATTTAATTTTTACCGCGGTTAAAGGTGGTAAAACTACGGTAGACCAATTATCAAGCGCTATGTTCAATGTAGCTCCTATTGCCGCAGCTATGGGTATTGAATTTGGAAACGTAACTGCCGCGGTTGCTACATTAACCGCCTCGGGTACACCTACTAGCGTTGCTATGACGCAAATAAAAAGTACATTATCGGAACTTTCAAAACCTACTAGCAAACTATCTAAATTATTTATGGATCTGACGGGTAAAAGTTTTACGGAATTTATAGCAAGCGGAGGAGATTTAAAAAAAGGTTTTGATATTATTAAAAAGGGTGCTGAGGCAAATAATAAACCGTTAGCGGAATATACGGGATCTGTAGAGGCCTTAGCGGTGTTACAAACTTTAACCGGTAAAGGTAGCGAAAAGTTTGCTACTGAATTAGACGCAAGCGCTAATGCTATAGGAGCAACAGATGAGGCATTTGCCCAAGGCTCTAAAGGTATAGGATTAGTTTTAGAAAAACTACAAGCTGCTTTTAGTGTTTTACAAATAGAAATTGGACAAAAATTAGCTCCAATACTTATTGAGGCTATAGATAAAATACAAGCTAAATTTAAAGAAATACAACCGGGCTTGCAGGCTTTTGTAGATAACGTAAAAAGTTTTTTTGCTAGTGATGTAGTTAGATCTACTATTAATAAATTAACTGACGCTTTTAAGGGTTTACAAAAAAGATTGGCTCCCGTAGTAGATAAAATTAGCGAGTTTTTTCAAGCTAACCCTAAAGTTGCTTTTACGGGCTTAGCGGTCGTTATAGGCGGTATTTTACTAGCTAGCGTAATATCTATAGCTAGTGCGTTTGCGGCTCTATTTAGCCCCGTTACGCTCATAATAGGTGCTATAGCAGGCCTTGCCGCGGGCTTTAGGTTTGCTTTTGATAATGTTGAGGTTTTTAGAAATTTTGTGACTAATAGTATAAATTTTTTAAAAAACTTATTTACTAATTTTATTAGCTTTTTTAAGGGCGAGGGATTTGTTAACTCATTTAATACCGGGTTAAATTTTGTAAAAGATCAATTTAATAACCTAAAAGAAGTTTTTGACGGTGTAGTTAAATTTATTAGCGGGCTTTTTAGTGGAGATGTTAATTTAGCGGTAGAGGGTTTAAAAAATATATTTAACGGCTTACTTAACTTTTTCAAAAAAAATTGGGATTTATTTGGCACGCTAAAAAATGTTTTTGTCAATGCTTTAACAAAAACTAAAGATTTTTTAGTTCCTAAATTAAAAGAATTTGGAAACAATTTTGTAGAAACTATTACAACAGTTATTAAAACCGGCGCGGGTGTTGTAATGGAGGGTGTAAAGTTTGTATTTAATAAAGTTATAGATAAAATAAACGGCTTTATAACCGACCTTAACAACGGTTTAGGTTTTAGTTTTTTTGGTATAGATATTAACCCACCCGACTTACCTAATATACCGAGATTGGCCAAAGGTGGAATTGTTAAGGAGCCGACTTTAGCTATGATAGGCGAGGCGGGTACCGAGGCAGTTATACCTCTACCCTCGGGGGTTGGCGGGGGTAATGGCCTAGGCGGTGACGTTTATAACATAAGCGTAAACGCGGGCTTAGGTACAGACGGCGCAGACGTAGGACGACAAATAATTGAACAAATAGAAAAATATAATAGACGTAATTTAAGGATAGTTTAAAATGGCGCAACCTACGGTACGCGTTAGATTAGGATTTACTCCCGATACCTTTACCCTAGACGATTTAGTTAGAGGGGTATTAGATACCGGGCAATTAGGAGGGGCTACAACCCTTACAGATGTTACAAGCGACGTTCAAAATATAGCTATAAGCCGTGGTAGATCTAAAGACCTAGATAGTTTTTTTACAGGTAGTTGTGCTATAAAATTATTAAATAACGCCCGTAAGTACGAAAATACGAATACGGCTAGCCCTTACTACCCCGG